CATCTGGCGGCGTCAAATCGTACAAGATCGGTGACATGGAGATCACCAAGTTCGACATGACAAAGCTTGACGAGCTGCTGGAAGAGGCTGTTGACCGGCAGGCATACTATGATGCCATTCTGCACGGAAAGGCAACGCGCAAGACCGTGGGCATAATTCCCACGGACAGATAAATCATTTTTGCAATCAATTTCAAAAATCAGCAGAAAAGAGGGCGCGAATTTGATCGCGCCTTGATTTCTGCCGGTTTAGGGCTTTCACGGCAGAGTTCATAATTTCTCCGAGGGCTGTGTGCGCGGCAGCAGCGGCGTATGCGGCTCTTCACCGAAGAAAAAGCGCCTGCTTGCGGACAGGCGCTTTGAATGTTGAAACGGCTTACTCAGCGGCGTCAGGCGGCGGTGTCAGCAGGTCGTTAAGGGTGATACCGAGCGCATCGGTGATTTTCAGAGCATTGGAAACAAGGCAGTCGCCGCGTTTTTCCAAACCCTCAATAGTCCTTATCGGTAATCCGGTAAGCTCTGACATTTTGGGCACACTGATTTTTGCCCGCTTTCGGTATTCCTTGATATATAAAAACATATTGAAAACCTCACTTTATGAATAGATTCACAGCGCCGATTATTCCGAATACCAGAACGGCGCAAAGTGTAAGCGTGATAATAAGCTGACCGCCGAGCTTAACTATATTTTTCATATCCTCTTGACCTCCTTTCCGAAACGTGGTATAATATTGATAACCCCCGAAGGGGGCTGCGGATAACCGCCCGCAGCTGCGGTTGCTATCAGAAGATTTCTGCAATCTGCTTGATAGCCAAGACCAACAAGGTAACCGTTCCGGCAAGTTCAATTACCTTGAGAAGGAGCTTGTTAAGCTGTTCCAGCAGCTTAATGAGCTCTTTTATTTTATCGATCATTGCTTTCACCTCCCTTCTGACAATATTATTATACCACATTTTAAGGTGGTTGTCAATAGCTTTTTTGAAAAAATCTCAAAAAAATCTAAAAATTACAAATATTAGCACCTTGAAAGAGGTGCTTTTTTTATGGGCAAAAACGGCGCATGAGCCGCAATTGCCGACAAGTGAAATCTACAATTTAATACAATCAAGGCACGCCCGGTCAAACGGCGTGCCTTTGCTATTCCACAAGAAAAGGGGGGACGTTTTTGAGCGGCTCAAATGTATATGCAAGCGGGTACGGCGACGCTGGAGCATCGCTTACTAAAAGGTCATTAAGGGCTTTCAATGCGCGTTCGGGCGCGCCGATTGAGGATATAGACTTTCACAATGCAACAATGCGTCAGCGCGGGCGCATGCTATATATGGCTTCTCCGATAGCCGCCGCCGCTGTGAACACTAATCGCACGAAGATAGTCGGTCCGGGACTCAGAATGAAGTGCAGTCTTGACGCGGAACTGCTTGGACTTTCGCCGGAAAGTGCAAGGCAATGGTGCAGGCGCACCGAGGCAGAGTTCCGGGCATGGTGTCTGAACAAGTCGTCATGTGACGCGCTGGGCATAAACAACTTCTATGAAATGCAGCAGTTAGCCGTGAAATCATGGCTGATGAGCGGCGATGTGTTTGTTCTGCTGAAAAGGCGCAAGCCGACTCGCTTTAATCCATATTCTCTTTGCATTCAGCTTGTTGAAGCTGACCGGATAAGTACGCCGCTGAGTTTAGTTGCAAACGGTCTTTTTTCGGCGACAGAGGGTAAATGTGGTGATAACGCTGTTCATGATGGCGTTGAGGTTGACGCCAGCGGAAGAGTTGTAGCCTATCATATCTGCAATGGTTATCCGTATTCTTCAATGCTTACGGATATTAAGTGGGTCAGGGTCGAGGCGTTCAGCCAAAAGACCGGATTACCGAATGTTTTACAGCTCATGGATTCAGAGCGTCCCGACCAGTATCGGGGCGTTTCGTATCTCGCCCCGGTCATTGAAATGCTTCTGCAGAACCGCAGATACACGGAAAGCGAACTTACAGCGGCAATCATTCAGACGTATTTTACCGGCTGGCTAGAAACGGAAACGGACTCGACTGATATGCCGATGTTCGACCATTCTGATGATGGCGATTCAGACGAGGACGAGCCGGAAATGGCACCTGGCAACATCGTTAAGTTGAAAAAGGGCGAAAAAATCGTGTTCGGTAATCCGAACATTCCGACTGCTGGATATGAAACATTCAACAAGTCAATTTCTAAGCAGATCGGAGCGGCGCTTGAAATGCCGCATGAGGTATTGCTCAAAGAGTTCACTGCGTCTTATTCAGCGTCAAAGGGCGCTCTTGAAGAAGCGTGGGAGGCTATCAAAATGCGGCGTTCCTGGGTCAATAACGATTTTAACCAGCCAATTTACGAAACTTGGCTTGCTGAGGCTGTTGCACTCGGCAGGATAAGGGCACCGGGTTTCTTCGACGACCCTCTTATCCGAGCGGCTTGGTGCGGTGCGCGGTGGGACGGTCCGGCGCTCACACAGCTTGACCCCAAGAAGGAAGCTGAGTCAAATGCCATGTTGGTTCAGCACGGTTGGAAGACGAACGAGCAGATCACAAGAGAGTACTACGGCGAAAACTGGGAGGACAATATGTCTGCTCTTGCGGTGGAGAACGAGCTTATAAAGAACATTATACCCGCCCAGACGAATAACATCGCTGACGATGATGAAGAGGGAGATGAAGAAAATGCCGATGAAGAATAAAGGCGCTGCGTATTTCGCGGAGCGTGAGGGCTATTCGGTCAGGGCTGATGCTGATATGGAAACCGCCGAGCTTGTGCTTTACGGTTTGGTAGTAAAAAGCAGACCGTTTGACTATGACACCAATAAGCCCACGGAAGAAAATTACATCGTTGAAAGCGAGATTTTAGATGACTTAAAGGCAATATCCAAGAGCCGAAAGTTAGATATAAAGCTCAATTCCTGCGGCGGTTCATGTACAACTGCGATAGTCATATACAACAAGCTACGTGAAATGGCTGCGAACGGCACACAGATCACCTGCACCGTTGACGGTGTGGCAATGTCAGCAGGCTCACACATTATGTGCGCTGCTGATACAGTCAGGGCGTCCGAGGGGTCGCTGATAATGATACACAAGTCATTAGCGCCTGTATTTGGCTATTACAACGCAGATGAACTTAGAAAAGTGGCACAGACCAATGATGCTTACGACAAGGTCATGTTGGCAGCGTACAAGCGTAAGACCGGAAAAGAGGAAGCCGAACTGCTCAGTATGATGTCGGCTGAAACATTTATGACCGGAAAAGAAGCCAAGGAGCAGGGCTTTGTTGACGAGCTCATTGAAACGAGCGATGAAGTCAAGATAGCTGCATCGGCTGACAAGACGGCACTGTATGTGAGCGGCAGATTTATGCCGCTTTACGGAGCAACATGCCCTGAAAATATACCGATTGTAAATAATGCTCCAAATATTACAGGGACACACCACATGGCATTACAGCCTGAATCAAACGAAGGCAATGCAAATAAATCAAACAACAATGAGGGAGGTAAAACTACTATGGCAGTAAATCTTGCTGAACTGCGCAAAGAAAATCCCGAACTCGCTGCACGCGTTGAAGAGGATTACAAGGCAGAACACGCAGACGAAAACAAGACGGCAATGGACGCCGCTGTGCAGAAAGCGCTTGCAGACGAGCGCACACGCTTAGAGAAGATAGAGGCTATCGCCGGACAGGTAAGCCCGGAGCTCCTCGCTGACGCTAAGTACAAGAACCCCTGCACAGCTGAGGAACTTGCTTACAAGGCCATGTCGGAGAATGCAAGGAAAGGCCAGTCGTTCCTTGATGACATGAAGGCAGATTACAGCGGTTCCGGTGCGGAAGACGTTCACGCGGTCGCTCCGCAGGCTGACGGCGGAGCGGGACAGACAAAAGCCCAGGAAGAGGCCGAAGTTTTAGCGGCTATCGACGAGGCACTGAAGGAGGGATAAGTAATGACAACTGAACTTCTCAACAAGCTCGGCACGGTTACTGCTGACAACCTTGTCGCCGGGACGGATCCGGCGTTAAGAGTCGGCACCGGAAAGCTCCGCAAGAACACAGGAGAGCTTAAGCGCGGCACAGTGCTGGCTAAATCTTCAAAGGACGGCACGCTTGTGATTCTGGGAACGACCGCCTCGTCTTCGGACAGCGAGGTGCTTGAGCCTTACGGTATTCTGACCGATGATATCACTGTACCGGCTGACGAAGATGTAAACATGACCATCTACATCGGCGGCAAGTTCAACAGCAACAAGATCATCATGAAGGACAGCTACCAGATGACGGAGGCAGACAAGGATACCCTGCGCAAGTATGGCATCGAGTTTACCGCCGCCGATTCTAACTAACGAGGAGGACAAAATGGCAGTAAATATTGATATAACCAAGTCTTACGTGCTGCAGAGCATTCACGAAAAGGCGAAGCCTGAAACAATGTTCTTCAGCGACCGCTACTTTACCACTGGCAAAAGTGATATTCATACCGAGGACAAGATCCTTGTGGAGTACAAAAAGAGCGGTGAGCGTAAGCTGGCACATTTCGTGCCTGAACGCGGCGGCGCTATACCTATTGAGCGCGATGGCTACACCGTGGCTGAATTCGGTCCCGCATATATTGCTGAAAGACTTCCGCTGAGCGCTGACGAGCTGGCAGCACGCGGTTTCGGCGAACCCCTTATCGCAGGTTCCACACCTGCACAGCGGGCTATACGTCTGCTTGCAGAGGATCTTGAGACCCTTGAAAAGAGAACGCGCCGCCGTATCGAGTGGATGTGCGCTCAGTTAATGCAGAATAATGCGCTCACCATGCAGGAGTACATCGACATCAATACCCCTGGTGAAACAAAGCATATTCAGTTCTATGACACTG